AATGAGGGCAATAGTTTGATCCCACAGGAAGCAATCGATGCTGTTGAACGCATCGTAGCGCAAGGGCGAGAGGCAATCGTCCGCAAAGAACACGGCAAATGGGTCGTGATTGAGAACAAGCGCAAAATGGTTTATAAAGAACAATAAGATTGTGAAAGCATCCTGCCTAGGCGAAAAGGGATGCGAGTAACCCCACTCAGCACCTCTCACTGAAGTGGCCCATCGAGTGGGTTTTTGAAAAACATGACACCGCATCAAATGGGGTGCGGGAGGACTAAACGGAGTCAGATGTCTCAGGACATTTGGCTCTTTTTCTATTTTGAGGGAGTGAATTTGTGGCAGACGAACTTGTAACCGATATCGGCGGTACGAAAAACAGCGTAGTCCGCAACGATATGTTCGGTCGGTTGGACATCTACGCATCATTCGATGAGATCACTGAAGAGAATGTCATACAGGAACTGAACGAGGCACTCGTCTACCACGTAAAGAATCTCCTCCAGGAGGACTTTCTGTACTGGTACACCCGTGGCATTCAGCCGATCCTTGGGCGCACGAAGAATACCCGTGAGGACATTCTGAACATTGTCCAGGTGAATACGGCAGCGGAGATCGTTGATTTCAAAAACGGGTATCTGCTCCAGAAACCATGCGCCTATACCGCACGCAGGAAGGGTGTGCAGACAAAGATCCGCAAGATGAACGAGTTTCTGTACAACTCTGGCAAGGGCGATGCGGACAACAAGGTTGCTGACTGGTTTCACAGGGTCGGCAAAGGTGTTCTGTATGTGACACCCAACGATGACGAAAAGACTCCTTTTAAGGCATATGCCCTCGATCCCCGTTCCGCATTCGTCATGTACTCACTCAAACCGGGCAACGAACCCGTGATGGGTGTGAACTTTGTGGTGGCAAACAACAAGGCAAAGTTCGATGTCTTCACAAAAGATAAGGTCTTTCACCTTTCTGGTGTGACCACCGGGAAGATGATCTCTTATGAGAAGTCGCACGATTTTCTTGCCACTGCCGTGACCCTCGACTCTGTTGAGCCGAATGTTCTTGGTGAGATCCCTATTATCGAGTACCGCTACAACAGCGTGAACACCTCCGCATTTGAACTGGCGATTCCTCTTCTGGACGAACTGTCCAACCTCGCATCCAATGCGTGTGACGGCATTGAGCAGTTCATTCAGACCCTTGCAATCGCAGTGAACTGTGAATTTCCAGAGGATACCACGGTCACCGATATCCGTAAGGCCGGAATGATCGCACTGCGGTCTATCGGAGAGAACAAGGCGGATTTCAAGGTACTCACGGAGCAGCTTGACCAGTCGCAGACAAAGATCCTCATGGACACCATCCGTGATGAGGTCTTCTGCATCTGCGCTATGCCGAATCGGTCTGAGGGCAGGAACTACGATACCACGGGAGCTGCGCAACTTGCTTCCCTCGGTTGGTATCAGGCTGACTGCTCCGCACGGAACACCGAAGACCTCTTCCGTGAGAGCAACAAGTGGTTTGACCGCATCATCCTGAAGATCCTCAAGAAGAGAGGACTCTTGGAGATTGATGAGAACGACTTTGAACTGACATTCCCGCACGGAGAGACTGCTAACGTGCAGAGCAAGGCACAGGCATTCCAGACCCTCCTCGCTGCGGGCCTCCATCCTGAACTTGCTGCCGAAAAATCTGGAATCTCGGCAGATCCCGTCAAGGACATGAAGATGTCCGAGAAATACCTTGAGATGGTATGGGGAGATCCCAACAAGGTCGTACAGGCAGAGCAGACGAACGGCGGGCAGGGTGAGGCAAACATCACCGAGTCCGACAATAACAACGGTGAGACTGAAACGGGTGGTGCTGTTTGATACAGGATGCATTCAGCATCATCATTCCTGCCTATAACACAGGAACTCCTCTAAAGGGATTGCTCGACTCTCTGAAAGCACAGATGGTCGAGTTTCCACAGACCCGTGTCATCGTGGTAGATGACGGAGGAAGCGAAGACCTCCAATGGGTCAAGGACTATCCAAACACGACACTGTACCGCAAAAAGAATGGTGGAGCAGCTAGTGCGAGGAATAAAGGTCTTGATATCGCACAGGAACTTGGGACGGAGTACATAGCGTTCCTTGATTCCGATGATGAGATATATAGCAACTATCTTCCAACCATTTACGCAGATATGCGGGATGGATGGGCATGGGTGTCATATGACTGGGAGTGTGACGGTCACAAAGAGTGGGCGAAGCAAACCGATGACCCGCTGATGATTAACTGTGCTGCATGGGCATACTGCTTCAGGGCAGACCTCATCGGCAGCGCACGATTTCCAGAGCATATGGTACTCGCTGAAGACCAAGCATGGTTGCATATGGTTCTTCTGGATGATGTAAAGCACAAGCACAGTTCGACCATTTTCTACAATTACAAGTGGATCGGAAACGATAACAGTGTGGTGCATCGGTATCTGAAGGGGGAACTAAAGGAAGTACGGGAAGAGCAGAGGCAAGTCATGCTGAAGAATGTTTTTTACATTTCCAACATCAACTCCATCGGTGGAATCGAAACGATGCTGTGGAACATGGCCCGCAAGTACGGCAGTGATCACGACATCACAGTCCTCTACAAGACGGGGGATGCAAAGCAAATCGAGAGACTCCGGCAGCTCGTCCGAGTCAAACGGTGGAGGAAAGGCGAAAAGATCCGTTGCGAGAAGTTCTTCTGCAATTTGGATGTAAGTGTTCTCGGAGATGTTGAAGCGGATGATTACTACCAGATCATCCACGCAGACTACAAGGTCTACAAGATCAAGTTCCACCCGCACCCAGATGTGAACCACTACATAGGTGTGAGTGAGAACACTTGCAAGACCTTCAAGGAAGTGTCCGGGCAGGATATCGAACTGTGCTACAACCCCATCGTTGTGGACAAACCACGCAAGATCCTCCATCTGATTACCGCCTCCCGCATGACATGGGAAAAGGGCAGGGCAAGGATCGAGGCACTCGCACGTTCATTGGATGCAGCGGACATCCCGTTCCTCTGGACGATATTCACCGATGACAAGGATGCGATTAAGCATCCGAGCATCGTGTATGCCTCTACTCGGCTGAACATCACCGACTACATTGCCGATGCTGACTACCTTGTGCAGCTGAGTGATACCGAGGGATGGTCTTACGCAATCTATGAGGCACTGTGCCTCGGTACTCCTGTTATCGTAACTGATTTCCCGTCCGCACATGAGATGGGCATTGAGAACGGCAAGAACGGATTTATTTTGCCGATGGGCATGGAAAACTTGCCGTTGGATGACATCTATAAGGGTGTCAAAAAGTTCAAGTACGCACCAAAGGAAGACCCGTGGGGTGATCTCCTCGCAGAGGGTAAGTGCGATTACGAAGACAAGATGAACGAAATCGTCACTCTGGAGGCAACAAAGACATACAACGATGTGCTTCTTGGCAGACTGGTTCATGCGGGGGAACGCATCCAAGTCACACGGGAACGTGCGGAAACCATAGAAGATGCCGGGTTCGGCAAGATAGTGGAAGGATAGTGAACGAATAGTGGATGTAATGCCGTTCGATGAACTGAACAATCTCAAAGCGGCATTGCCTCTGTTCTTCAACGAGGAAGGTCGAATCAAGTCCAGAGAGGACTATGACTCCCTACTCGATATGTTAGAGGACTTTTTCCTCCTCGCTTATGCGAACGGTGTAGAACTCACCAATTTTTCACTCGGTTCTGATATCCCTGCTACCGCAGAAGAAGCACAGGAAACTATTGAGAAAAAGATCCAAGGCAAGACCTGGCGGGATCGGATGCAGGAGCATTACGACAACGGAGGCACGATTGCCGATGTTGAACGGATAGCTGAAACCGAGGCGCACAGGGATTCCAATGCCGGAGCGTTCCACACGGCAAAACGTGCGGGAGCAACGGAGAAGGTATGGCACACCATGCTCGATGATAGGGTGCGTGATTCGCACCAGTATCTGGAAGGAGTGGTTGCGCCAATTGATGGAGAGTTCTATTCGTTTGAGGGCAATCGCACACAATACCCCGGGCAGTGGGGTATCCCAGAAGAAGATGTCAACTGCCGATGTTATCTGACTTACATATAAGCGAGGTGAGATATGTGAGTGAATCAATTATCACAGCATTGATTGTGGCGGTAACATCCATAATCTGCCAAGTCCTCGTCAATCGTTCCAACAGGAAGAAACGGGCGGGCGAAGAGGACGAGAAGGATAAAAAGAGAGCAATAAACGCTGCTCTCAAAGATCAACAGTTTGAAAATCGCCTCGCACGGATAGAAGAGAAACTTGATATCCACAACGGGTATGCTTCTCTTCTCAACGAAGTCCAGACGGACATAGCAGTTATCAAGAACGAGATCTACAACTTGAAGAAAGGAGCATGACTTATGCCGGATTGGTTAGTAAGAACTATCAAGACCTTTATTCAGAGTTTCTTCGGAGTTCTGATCCCGGAGGTCTGCATTATTCTCAACGGGGGATTCCCCGCTGACATCAGCGCACTCTGGAAGATTCTGTCGCCAATTGTGGCAGCAGCTCTTTCCGCAGCTATCTGCGCTGCATGGAACATTCTGAGCGAAAAACTGAAAGTCGAGGACAAGTGATATGACAAGAGTAGTTTATAACGGAGGCCCGGATGTATTTGTGGGTCTTTCCACTGAGCCGAAACCGACAGCTGCTGATGACGGGATCTCCGAAGGAGCAAGGATCTACCTTCGTGACACCCAGACTCTCCAGTGCTTTTCCGGCAATGACGAGGATGCTGAACCGTGGACGGATGTTTGCACCTTCAGCTGAAGGGAGCAAATAGATGGACAATAAGAATAAATCCTTCTGGGATTTTTGGGACTGGGATGTCCTGCCGTTTCTGAAAGCTGCGGGTGCAGCGGGGGCAAAAGGATTTCTCAAGACCGTAACGGGTGCGATCATCCACATATTGGACGGCATTGCAAAACCCGCAGAATCGCTGACAGTATCCTTCTCCCCAATACAGACGGGGAGCGGAGACCCTTCGCCGGACAACATTAGGCCCATCTATGGGAGAACCTCGCTTGATGTGGTGAGGACGGGAAGCAACTTTATCAGCTCAGACCGAACCCTTGGAGAACCCTCAGACACAACAGGAACACCAGTTAAACGATTGTTTGATTTTGGAACGTATGTAAAAGGTGTTAACCAATCCAACTACTACTATCCAAGCTATATTCAATCCATTTCCCTCGAAAACAATGTATTGAAATTCACATCAAGCAATCAAAACTACGGAATCGGATTCCCGCTTAAAGTCTATAGTGGCAAATGGTACTGCACAGCAACCAACAATTGCAGAGATGCGTTTATTGCGTTCTATAAAGAGGACGGAACATATATATCTAACAGCAGATTGTTCTCTTCCGCTGGATGGACAACCCCATCAGATAATGGTTTCTGCCTTGCCGTTTTTATGGGTTATGCGAACACGGAGGCAACGGTTCAAAATCTGATGCTTTCGCCAACAGCAAATGAACCCTACACCCCATACACAGGCGAAACCAAGACCATCACCTTCCCCTCCACAATATACGGCGGTACGGCAGAAGTGGTCGGAGGGAATGGGGAAAGCACTTTCGGATACGTTGAACTGGATGGAAGCGATGATGAGGGATGGATTCTGTATCAAGCAGGAAAGTTTTATATTGAGAACGTAACAACTGATGCAAAGGTTGTTGGCGAGGGTCAAGAGTACCTATCAAACATTTACAAATTTGCGGGAAAAGGTGATACAGCATCCAATCTT